GGCTACTCTCCAATGCGATGAGCAACGAATTTGCGAGAAGCTTGGACGAAGCTCTTAGCGCTTACGGCAAGCTTTCACCAAATCAGGGCGCGGCTGTCTTGAAGATCATTGATGGCAACATAGCCAAAAAAGCTGAGTGGGCGGCAAAGAGCGCTGCTGAGAACGCTAACGCAGAGGCTATCGTGAACGGCAAGCAGGTCATCACTGGTGAGGTCATCACTGTCAAGACTCAGGAAGGCTATTACGGCGATACTCTGAAGATGTTGGTTCGTGATGATCGAGGCTTTAAAGTCTGGGGTTCCGTGCCTAGATCACTGAGTAACGCGGCCTACGAGGATAGGACTACCGTCAAAGGCAGTCGCGTTACCTTCTCTGCGACTGTTGAGGCTAGCGAAGACGATAACAAGTTCGGCTTTTACAAGCGACCAACCAAAGCAAAAATGGAGGTCAAGGGTGACTAAGTACAACAAAAAGGCGGTCGATAAGGCCATTAAGAAAGATCCAAAAATCAAAGGCAAAGAGGCGAAGTTAATCCACGCCCTTTTGCGCGGACGAACCGCCCCCAAGGGGGCATAGGAGACTAGTGGGAACTGTTGAGAAAGAATTCATTTTTCTAAAGATACAGATAGGGACAGCCATGCCCGAAAAGTTTGAGCACAGCGCGTAATCTTTGGCGCTCCAATAAATTTGGTGAGGTTTTTGATCAATAACCTGACGACTTAAACCGGCTGTATCTTTAGATAAGTTAATTACCAACCGCCCCTACGGGGGGCACAGGAGAAAAAAATGAAAACAGCACCGAAGTTTTACACTCGAAACGAAGACACTGTGGAAGCGTATCAACCTGCCGACATCGACAAACTTACGTCGATACTCAAGTTCTCAGAGAAGCTCTGGTACGATGAGTGGGTCGCACAAGGCTCCAAGGATGAGGGCAGTTGCACAGGCGGCAAGGGCATTCAGGTTTGGTTCTGCGGTCGCAACAAACGCACGGCGGAGCTAAAGACCGTTGTTCGATGCCCCACAGGACAGGGCAATTTATCTGCAGAAGCGAGCGTGATGTCAGCTCTCGATTATCTGAAAGCTGAGGGTATGGAGGTCAGATATTATGACGGTTGGTTGGACTAACCATCAGCCGTCCTTCTTCTTCTTCATCGCATAATCCATCAAATTATCACTGAACATTTTCTCCCACCACTGCCGCCAGTTCAGCTTACCGCTAGGAATGTAACGATGTTGGTTCTTCCAAGCGAAGCGGGCGGCGTGGTACTTCTTGTCATCTGCCCACTGCCGCTCCTTGATCGCCTCCTCTTCAGTAAAGATCATTGACATCGAACTCGATGGTTTCGGACATATTGTACGGTCGATAGATGCCAGTCTCCCTGCACCTCAGTCCGAGCGCCAACGCCTGCTCATTCTTGGCGTTGCCGTACTCGATCGCCTCCTCAGTCAGGGTAAATACGCCAAAGGGGTAGGGGTGCATCTTCTCGACCGCAAGAAAATAAAATTTCTCGGTTGGTAAACCTACGGCGCGGCACCCTGTCAGATAATACGCTGCCTGTTGGAAATACAAAAAGTTATTCACCGCAGACTTAAAGCCACGGGGCGACGCATCGCGGCAGGTCTTGAGATCCCAGATGTCGGTGCCGGTGTGCCAGTCTAGCTTACCCTTGCAGGGATAGCCGTGCCACTCCCAACACAGTGTTAGCTCACACCGATGCTCTGGCTTGGGTATGTGCTCGGCAAGAACCTCACGTCGCTCCATGCATACATCAACGAGGTCTTGCTTGACTGGCGTGCGGTCGCCCACGGTTGTCTTCCAGTCTTCATACTCAGCCTTTCCGACCTTGGTTCTCTTATCGACCGCAGGCTCGATGGCGTACTCCTCGTCGAACTTATCCAACTCTAAGAATACTGAGTGTTGAACCCTTCCTTCCAGAAGGGCAGGAGAGTTGTTAAACACCTTATTCTTCCAAGAATACGGGCACCGAGAGATGCTAGTCAAATCGTGGGATCGCCACGCCGGTATCGAGTCATAGGTTGGGTAGTCGAGATCTTCATAGATGCCTACCTTAAAATCCATAGCACATTCCTCTATCTAAAAGTGGGGTTAAGACGTACTTAATTTCATGTTAAATTCGTTGTTGTCTTTATTAATTTTTATCCCTGACTGCAAAATAAGTTTATTTTTAAATCTTGAATAATCAACGTGGTGATGCCACCTGTTGAATCTCCAAACGACAGAGGCAACGTCGGGGTGTAGGTCAGCTATCATTTGACTCTTTAACTTGGTTCCTTCGCTTCGATAGAACTCTTCGGTATTTCCGCCTGCCATTCTTTGCGTTGTCACCTTTCCGCAAAGAAAAGCATTAAACTGCACCGTGCAATAACCATCCTTCAAAACGCGCAGACATATGTCAGTGTCTTCGTTATATCTTCCCCGCCACCGATAAGGTATGTCGTTTCGTATGAGAAGACATGAATATATTCTTGTGTTGGTTACAAAGGGAGGAACTGCATCTGTTGATTTTGCAAACGAATAATAATTAAACCCACTGATCGCTATATTTTCGTAGCGGTTCACAAAATCTTCCGACGCCTTAAATGTTGCCCCAGTCCTGACCTTTATTTTTTTATTTCTGTTTAGCCTGTGGAAGTCGTCGAGGTTGTCGTCTAAAACCCAGTGGTATTTGTGTCCATGTTCGACCGCATGATCCCAAGCAAAATTTCTAGCAGCGCCGGGGCCTTTTGACTTTGATTGCCCTAGATCGTCACAGGTATCGTAATTTTGCAGGTAAGATTTTGGCAGAACCAGAAGTTTTTTTGGCGCTATGTTTTCGGCATAAAGATCGTGCTCATCATCCTCAACAACCATTAAATATTCAATGCCCATCCTTTCAAGCGCCGTGCTTGTAAGTCGAGTCTTCCATCTGCCCTTACTTACAATATAGACTGGACTAATCGGGGTCATTGTCTATCCAAACTTGTTTGTTATGATCCGCACCCCAATGCGATTTAAACGGATACCAGATGCTTTTTGTTTTTTGGTTTAAGCTCTGCCCCAATAATTGTGAAAAATTATCCAGATCTTCTTGCTTGCTGAAGCGCACATTGATGCACGCATATGGCTCCTGCTTAGGCTGCACGAACTCAGGCATTGACCTCCAGTGCTCTTCCCACTCTGCCGGTGGATCTCCGAAAAATGTTTTCTGCTTGTTCATATTGATCTCCTGCGATTATGAAAAGGTCGAAAGGACAACGACTCGCAGATGTGGCAGAGGTGAATAGTAAAGCCGTCCTCATCCTCCTCCGCCGACATCTCCACATCGTGCTGATCGCACATTACGGGGTCTGGTTGGATCCACGGGCAGTCCCGCAGGTTCTCATCTACATCCCCGCGATCAAGCATTCTCCTCCACCTCTTTGATTAGTCGATTGGCGTACCAGATCATCTTCTTTAGATCCTCGGTCGGGTCTTCGTTCTTCCTAAAGCACCTGCTTGCATACTTGATGATGTTTCCCTGCAGATAGCCGTTAAACATCTCGGCGGTAACCATTGAAGACTTGATGCTGTCGATGGTTTCGATACCGCCTGCGGCATAGTGCTCAGGACTGTTAATCATGTCAGGCATTTCTCAGTCTCTCCTTGAGCGTGTCGGATACCTCAAGAATCTTCCACGCCATGTCTTGGTGCTTTAGGTCACGCGCCAGATAGTGCAAAAGCTCAAGTGCATCTGCCAACTCGCCGATAGATGCACTCTCGATATTAGCCTTCGTAAACTCTAGCGAGCACGTAAGCGATTGGTCAATCTCAATCTTGAGCACGGCTAGAACGGAATGTCGTCGTCAAATTCGACGATCGGCTCAGAAGATTTTTTATCCGCAGCCGTCTTCTTTGCGATTGCGGCTAAACCATCAACGCCAGTCGTTGACGCCATGCTGTTCTCTGCCGCCTTCATCTCAAACGACTCATTCACCATCTCCTGCATAAAGGAGGGCAGGTCGGCGAACACGTCACACATCTCCTTGCTCTTGGCATCACTCTTGCCGCTAAACTCTTGGCAGTACACCTCAAGGTCAAACACCTGCGCAGGGTTGACGGTCGGTGTTTTTTTCGCACCGCCATCTGGTTTAAAGACCGACACAACCTTGGCGTTACCGCCCTCGGTGTGCGCAACCTCAAGCTGAGCCGACACAGATAGTATATTCTGTATCTCAAAGCCTCGAAGCTCCTCCTCCGTGAAGCTCTTGCCGCGCCAAGACTTCAGATCCTTGTGCAGCGTGGCGTTTTCGTTGAGCGACGAGGTGTATTGTTTCATAATACTGAAAGGCCGACCATCTGCCATCTTGGGGTGTGAGACCTCCCAGTAGATGCAGACCGACGTTCTTTTTTTAGGGTCGTCCTGCTGAAAGGTTTCCATCCGTGTGCCCACGTCAACGATCTTATAGCACACTGCTGAGTATTGCCCGACAGGTAGCGTCTCTCGATCGCCAG